CGGATGCGGCTCAACATATAACGGCACATATACAATTACTGCCACATATCCTTATTCAGCCAATTCAGCAACATTTCCTTTATTTAGTTTTATCCCTTTCAATAATTTAACATTTCCAAAGGGATATTCAATGGTTCAATTTGCCAGGACAGCAGCAAATGATTCTTATCATCTCATTGTGCCTTACGGCAAAGCAGCAGGTATAGATACAAAGGCAACAGCCTATGCATCAACTCCAGCAGTTCGTGAAGCAGCAATGATGCTTGCAGTAGATATTTGGCAAGCACGTCAAACTCCAGCAACAGGTGGAAGCGGAGTAGATTTCCAACCTGGGCCATACAAGATGGGTCGTAGCGTAATGTCCAGAGTATCTGGTCTTCTCGCTCCCTATATTGGCCCTCGATCAATGGTGGGGTAATGACCACACCAGCAATCACTACTCTTCGCTCTACACTCGCCACAGCTCTTAATAATCCTGGCGTCTGGAGCGTATTCTCATTCCCACCTGCAACGCCACAACCTAATAGCGTGATTGTTGCATGGGATGATCCAATGATCACTAGCAACAACAACAGCCATCAAATTATTAGCCCTACGGCTCATTACAAGATTACGGTCGTTGTTCCATTACTGGATAATCTTGGAAACCTTACTGTCATTGAATCCTTTATTATGCAAGCATACAAACTGCTTGTTGATGCAGGACTCACCTTCAATGCTCCAGCAATTTCAGCACCTCAACAGTTATCATTGCCTTCAGGCGACTTGTTGATGTGTGATATTCCACTACAAATTCTCACAGAATGGAACTAACAATGAGCGATACAGCAGCAGAAAATTTGGCCTTCTTGAAGAAGATTGGTCAGACAACAGACACACCTAAACCAGTAACACCTAAAGAAGATAAGGAATAGCCAATGGCAATTTTTCTACAAAACAATGTCGGAGTGAAGATCAATTCCGTTGATATTTCAGATCACGTCACTTCAGCAACTCTTTCACAAATCTTTGACGAAATAGCTGTCACAGCTATGGGCGATTCATCCAACAAATTTGTAAAGGGCTTGGAATCAAGCACACTTACAATCAACTTCCTCAATGACTTTGCTGCATCAAACGTACAAGCAACTCTTCAAGCTGCTTACGGCACAACAGTCACAGCTGTACTTCTCCCTGTAAAAGGAACAGCAGTATCAGCAACAAACCCTCTTTACACAGTAAGCATTTTGGTAAATAACCTTACACCTATCAACGGTGCTGTTGGTGACGTATCATCATCTTCAATTACATTCACATGTAATTCAACTGTAGTACAGACAACAACCGGCACATTCTAATAAAAAACTAAGGGGCAAAAAATGGCAAAGATAAAAGTAACAAGGGTTGATGGACAAGTTGGTGAGTTCGCGCTCACTCCTCTAGTTCAGTACGGCTTCGAGATTCATGCAAAGAAAGGCTTTTACGCCGCCTTTGCAGAAGATATGAAGCAGAGCGATATCTTTTGGCTTGCTTGGGAATGCATTCGACGTTCGGGTGAAACAGTTCCAATGTTCGGAGAAAAGTTCATCGAGACTTTGGCTAAGGTCGAAGTTCTTGAGGACGACCCTTTGGACTAGGGCGCGACTCGATCACCTATCTGATTGCTAAGTTATCGGTCAGACTCGGGATCGCGCCCCAACAATTATTAGAACTTGATGAAGTAATGATTCAGAAACTGATTCAGGTATTAAAAGAAGAAGCAGAGGAGATTAAGAATGCCAGCCACCGTCAAAGGCGCGCTTGATCTCCGTAAAGCCCTTCGTAACTATGCTCCAGAATTAGCCAAAGAAACACGCAAAGAAATGGCTGCTGTATTAAAGCCAATTACTCAAGTGGCTAAAGGATTCCTTCCTGCACAAGCACCCTTAACTAATTGGGGTCGTGAGGGTGGGAAATTCCCTGTGTATAACGCTTCAATCGCTAAGCGCGGTATTGGATATAAGACAACACCTTCCAAGCCCAACTCTCAAGGCTTTAGAGCATTGGCTCAAATTCGCAATATGTCAGCAGCTGGTGCAATCTATGAAACTGCTGGGCGCAAGAATCCAGGCGGTTCATCTAAATCTAAATCTCGTAACCCTAACGCTGGAAGGCAGTTTATAGAGGCTCTAGAGCCATTAGAAGGCTCTGGCAATGATCGTGGACGTGTTATCTACAAAGCATGGGAAAAGGACTATGGCAAGGCTACAGTCGCTATTCTCAAGGCTATTAAGAATGCGGGAAATAAATTTAACTCCACAGTAGGGAATCGATAATGGCCAATGTAGTCATAGATATTCTAGCGGAGTTCACAGGTAAGAAGGCTTTTAAGCAAGCGGAAACCGCTACTTCTCAACTTGAAAAAGGCGTCAAGAAATTAGCCAAGCAATTTGTTCAAGTCTTTGCCGCTCAAAAGGTTCTTGCTTTTGGCAAGGCATCAGTCAAGGCTTTTGCAGCTGATGAAAAGGCTGCTAAGTCTCTCGCAGTAGCGTTAGCCAATACAGGCAACGCATTTGCCACATTAGATGTTGAAAGTTTTATTGCTAAATTACAGCGCACTACTGGCGTCCTCGATGATGAACTTCGTCCAGCATTTAGAACACTTCTCACAGCCACAGGTGATGTAAAGAAATCTCAAGAAGGATTACAACTAGCTCTTGATATTTCAGCAGGTACTGGGAAAGACCTCAGCGCAGTATCTATGGCACTTGCAAAGGCTTATGGCGGACAGACAACAGCTCTTAGCCGTTTAGGTGCAGGTCTTGATAAGGCAACTCTTAAGACTGGCAATATGGATGTCATTCTTGGTCAACTTAACGACAAATTTGGTGGCCAAGCACTCGCAGCAGTAAAAACTTATTCTGGTCAAATTGCAGTTCTTAATGTGGCTTTACAGAATGCTAAAGAAACTATTGGTAAAGGATTACTTGATTCTTTCGCCATGCTTGCAGGTAGCAATGGGCTTACAGATACCGTCTCCGGTATTCAGAAAATGGCTGATTTTATAGCAGATGTTACAAAGAATGTAGCATTTATGATTAAACAATTTGAAGCATTAAAGCCAGTCCTTGCAGTAATTGCCGCAGCTTTACTTGTTGCCTTTGCTCCTGTAACTGCTGCAATCCTTGCCCTTGTAGGACTTGTAGCAATTGCTGGTAAGAATCTTAAAAAGTCATCTTTTGCCAAAGGTGTAATACCAGGTGGCATGGGAAATGTATCCATGACCGGTGGCTCTAATCAAAATATAGTTCAAAGCCAAGCAGCCAATTCTGCTGCATCTAAGTTGCTTGCAACTGAAAAGGCTCGACTTGCTAACCTTAAGAAAATTACTGCTGAGCAACAAAAGAAAACTGCTTTAGATAAACTTTCATCTGTTCTTACACAGGCTCAAAAGATATTTGATATGGAACGTATCGAATTAGCTGCTGCTGCGATGAATAAGCAGACAGAAGAAGATCGTGTTCGTATCCGTTTAAAGACTGAAATCCTTGACCTTGAAGAAGCAATTAACTCAGGCAACGTTGAAGGTGCTACCAGACTAGCTTCTGCGGTAGTCAACGACGCAAAACTTTTAGGCGACCTTCGAGGAGCAATGGTCAGTCTTGGAGATGTTCCCAACCCATTTGAAGCATGGCTTGCAACTTTACAATCAGCGTTAGCTGCTTTACTAGCATTAACAGGAACACCTATGACTGCAATTGGTGGACTTACTCCTGCTCAGGCTTACGAATTTGGCAACCCTTATGATGCTGCTCGTTCGGCACTTGGCGCATCAGAGGCAGCCCGTAATTACGCTGCTGGTAATCCAATGGATGCCGCGAGAAGCGCAGCTGCTGCAAATATAGTTGTAAATGTTGCAGGATCAGTTACCACAGAGCGCGACTTAGTATCTGCCATTACTCAAGGGCTTTATAATAATCAGGCTTCTGGTATTCCAGTCAATTACACTACGGCGTACTAATGCCAGTATTACCAGCAACCCCTATAGTGAAGATTAACCTTACTCAAGGTGCATCTTTTGGTACTGTCATGGTGCTTGGAACAGGCAAATTAGGCGAAGCTGAATTAGGTTTAGTTGTTCCTACTATTGTCGATGTTTCAGCATCAGTCCTAAAGATTTCTACTCGTAAAGAACGCAATTTATTGCAAGACAAGTATTTATCCGCTCAGTCCGTAGTTCGTATTGTTGATCCCAATGGTGATTGGAATCCACAGAATACCGCGTCTCCTTATTATCCTTATCTTCAACCTCTTCGCAAGATTCAAGTTCAAGCCAGTTATGGTGGAACGCTCTATCCAATCTTTGCTGGATACATTACGGAATATCAATACAGTTATCCTAAAAATCAAGAAATCGGATATGTCGACTTAATCTGTTATGACGCTTTTCGTTTATTCTTTAACTCAAACGTCACAACAGTCACAGGTGCGGTCGCTGGAGAAGATACTGGCACCCGAATAGGCCGTATCCTCAGCATGATTGGCTGGAGCAACTCACAACGTTCAATCCAGACTGGCAATACAACTTGCCAGGCAGACCCTGGAACGCTTCGTACAGTCCTTCAAGCCATTCAAACTGCTGAATTTACAGAGCAGGGTGCATTTTATATTGACAAGGCTGGTAATGCCGTGTTTAAGAATCGTCAATATGTCTATGACGCTCAGAGCGCATCCCCAACCGTATTCAATCAGACTTCAGGAATTAACTATTTTGGCATTCAATTTGCTCATGATGATAAAACAATTGTCAATAGTGCAGCGGTGACTCGTATTGGTGGAACTACTCAGAATTACTCTGATGCCACATCCGTTGCAGCCTATTTTACTCACTCAGTTACAGCTGACAATCTACTTATGCAGACTGATGCTAATGCTTTATCCCTAGCCACGGCTTATGTGACAACTCGTAAAGATACGACTATTCGCATTGATGCCATTACCCTCGATCTTGTAACTTTAGGGTATGGCGCAGGTGTCGCAGCAGCTCTCGGCTTGGATTACTTTGGCCTGATGCAGATTACTAATGAGCAACCTGGTACTTCTGCAATTACTAAGACTTTGCAATGTCAAGGAATTGCCCACGACATAACCCCTACGACTTGGTTTACAACTTTGACAACACAGGAACCTTTACTCGATGTTATGTACTAGAATTGACCCTATGAAAGAGGTGTGCTAATGGCTGTTGGATTCCCAACTAAGGTTTCTTATGCAAACGGAGATGTGTTTTCCGCTTCGGACATAAATGACACAAACGGAACACTTAACTTGCTTGGATCAAGCGTTGCTTATACGGCTGGCAAAAATGTTTTAATCAACGGTGGCTTCCAATTTTGGCAAAGAGGTACTTCATCAGCTGGAACTGCATATTTAGCAGACCGATGGTATTCAGCCCTAATATCTGGAACTGGAACTTTTGCCCAAGAAAGCACAGTTGTTCCTACTGGTTCGATTTATTCACAAAAGTTTACAGCAGGCGCTCTTGCGCAACCTGCTATCTATCAAGCAGTTGAAACACTTAATGCGATTAGATACGCAGGTCAGACAATGACCGTATCGGCAAAAGTTGCAGCATCTACAAGCGTAGGTTTTACAGCGGATGTCCAGTATTCGACTTCAACAGATAATGGTGTTACTGGCACTTGGACAAGCATTACAGCAACTTCGGGTGGCACAGCAACTGCAACTAGCACTACTTTTGTGTCTATTTCAGGCGTATATGCAATTCCATCTACTGCTAAATCATTGCGAGTTAGATTATTTACGACTTCGACAATAGCAATTGGAGTAGTTGTTTATTTTGGACAAATACAATTAGAACAAGGCTCAACAGCCACAGCCTTCCAAACTGCAACTGGAACTATTCAAGGTGAATTGGCTGCTTGCCAAAGGTATTATCAAAAGAGTTTTCCGCAAGGAACAGCACCAGCCCAAAACGCTGGTAAAACTGGAGTTCCTTATTTCTGTCTTGTCCTAACAGGCGCACTTAATCAAACTATTGGTGGAATAAGATTTCCTGTAAATATGCGCATCACACCAACAGTAACAATATACAATCCCGATGCTGCAAATGCTCAAGTGAGAATTGTCGATGCTGCGGCAAATTGCACTGCTACAGCAGTTGAACAAACTGGAGAAACTGGCTTTGGCGTAACTGCAACAGGCCCAGCAGCAGCAGGGGCAGGTTCCAGAGCAGTGTTTCATTATTCAGCAGATGCGGAGTTGTAAAATGAATTACATATACGAACAAGTAGAAAATTCTCTTGGCGAAAAAATGATTAAAAGAACTGATTCAATTGGCAATGTTGCTTGGGTTCCAATAGAACCTGCCAACTTTGATTATCAGGCATATCTGAAGAGTCTTGATGAAGCCTCTACTCTGTAAAGCAGGGCAACAACTTCGTGAGCAGATTGATGATTCCTTTCCAGACCGCGACAGAAAATCTGATGGTTGGATAGGCGATGCCGCTCACGCCAGTCGTCCGAGTGACCACAATCCCGATCCGTCTAACGGCTACGTCAGGGCTATTGATGTGGATAAGGATTTCGACTCACGCCCCAGCACAGGTGCTTATCTTGCCGACCAAATACGTTTATGCGCCAAGTCAGGTGAAAAACGAATTTCTTACGTCATCTATGCAGGCAAAATCGCTTCCGCTAAGAAATCTTGGAATTGGCGTACTTACGATGGGATTAACCGCCACGATCATCACATCCACATTAGCTTTACTAAAGAAGGCGATCAGAATGGTCGCTGGTTCGACATCCCGATGCTAGGAGCAAAGTAATGCCATATACAACTCAGGTCACAGTTGGAACAACACCGACACTCATTCTTGCAGCTAATCGAGCTGATCAAGTTGTAAGCCTTCATTCATCTTCCGGAATTACTTATATTGGCGCAAGCACAGTATCGACTTCTACCGGATACCGCATGGATAACGGCGACAAAATTACAGTTCAATTATCAGACAATGAAGCACTCTATGCAGTTACATCAAGTGGTACAGCCACAATGATGGTTTACGCGAATATCAACTAGGAGACACAAATGAAAGATTTCAAAACAGCAGCAGGCTCATGGGCTAGAGCTTTTCTGGTAGCAGTTTTATCACTTGCAGCAGCTGGTGTGACTGACCCAAAGGCTCTTATTGCCGCTGGTCTTTCATCATGTTTGCCACCGATTATTCGTTGGTTAAATCCTAACGATACGAGCATGGGTATTTCGGCATAATGAGTGCCCTTAATTGGGCGGCTCTTTCAGTTGCAATTATTTCAATCGTTACTGGCTTTGCAGGATCAATCCGATGGCTGGTAAAGCATTACCTTGCTGAACTAAAACCTAATGGCGGCAGTTCAATGAATGACAGATTGAATCGACTAGAAGCGCGTGTCGAAACAATAATTTCTCTACTCGAGAGGTGACACTTATCTCATGGCAAGAAAAGCAACTAATAAGCTTGTGGATGAAGGCTATTCCAAGTTAGACGCGTGGGCAATTGGCGTACATGAAATGTATCGTGCATTGCGTAGAGCGGGTTTCCCAGTTGATTTGGCACTTGCCATAATAGTTGAGCGACAGAGTTATCCAGATTGGATACTCCCATCCCCAATCAACCCAAATATCCCAGAGCCAGACTGGTATGACGATGAGGATGAATGAAAAGAACTGTTGTAGTTCCAGACTTACAAGTTCCCTATCACGATCCAGTAGCTGTTAAAAATGTTGCAAGTTTTATTAAGACTTACCGCCCCGATTCTGTCGTTACACTTGGAGATGAAATCGATCTCCCACAAATATCCCGATGGACAGAGAACACGCCAGGGTGGTACGAGCAGACACTAGCTGCTGATAGAGATGAAGCAGTAGAAGTTCTCTGGTCATTAGTCGAGCACGCTAAAGAAGCTCACATGATTCGTAGCAATCACACAGACAGACTTTACAATGTAACAATGAAGAAGATTCCTGCATTCTTGGCATTGCCTGAGTTGCGCTTCGAGAAGTTTATGAAACTCGATGAACTAGGAATTACCTATCACAAGAAGCCTTATGCCATAGCAAAGGGAATTGTGGCAGTTCATGGAGATGAGGGAAGCGTAAAGCCTACACCTGGTCTTACAGCCCTTGACGCGGCTCGTAGGCAGGGCATTAGCGTTATATGTGGACACACTCACAGGGCAGGTCAATCGGCCTTCACAGAGGCTTCAGGGGGCAAAATAGGCCGTATCCTGCGTGGATGGGAAGCAGGGCATCTTATGGACGTCAGACAGGCTCATTACACTAAAGGGACAATGAACTGGCAACAGGCCTTTATCATTATTGAGGAAATCGGTACAAACGTGCAGGTCAGCCTCATAAACCTAGAAAAGGACGGCACATTCATTGTTGCTGGTAAACGTTATGGACGACCTCGATAACGACATCCTTCGGGATATAGACACGCAAATGGATGACTCAGAATTGTTACCATTTCGTTATCAAAATCAACACAATAAATCCAACTAGCTGTGTAACACTTTCCCTGTTCCTGAAATACAGGACAAGAAAGGGCTAAATGATAATCAATTCATTAACAATCCTGATAGTGGCTGGCTTCTCCTTTGCCGTCTATGCAGCATTTAGATTAGGTCAAGAATCCGGCTATGACAATGGATATTGCGAAGGTCGCAAAGCCGTCCGGAAGTATTACGAGCAGGTTGGTCGATGAGAGCGACTGAGGCATTAATCAATGCAATCGACATCATGCAAGATCGTGGCAAGGTCTACGGTCATCCGAAAATTAACCAGGGTCGGATATCTTCAAGATTATCCAATCTATTTGATTTCCCAATCTCAGACGCTCAAGCTGCACTTGCAATGGTCGAAGTTAAACTCGCCAGAATCACAGAATCGCCAGGACACACAGATTCTTACATTGATGCAATAGCGTATCTAGCAATTGCACTACAACTACAAACAGAAGAGGACGAACTATATGTTTGATCTATCTAACTATGAAGATGTGAACTCTCGCATCCGCCGTTTTCAAGTCGCTTATCCAGTTGGGAGAATAGTTACAGATGTTATTCAATTCAATGCTGAGAAAGGTCATATCCTTGTATCGGCTCAAATTTATAGAGAGCATGAAGATACACTTCCTGCTGCTGTCGATTACGCTTTTGGAGATTCAAGTCAGTTTAATGCTTCGATGCGTAAGTTTTACGTTGAAGATACTGTCACGTCAGCGATTGGCAGAGCACTATCACTCGTCCTCGAAACATCCCACAAACCAACAGTTCAAGACATGGCAAGAACAAAACTCGCAGAACCTAAACCCGAGAAATATATCCCTGTCATGAAAGAAGATGATCCGTGGACAATCAAAACAGTTGCAATGCCAATAACTAGCGAAGAAGCTGTGGCAACTGTGAAGGACATTATAGGCGGTACAACTGACAAAGATGTGCCGCGTTGTCCACATGGTGAAATGTATTGGGCTACCGGTACAAGCAAGACTGGCAAGCCGTGGGGTCATTTCAAGTGCATTGCAGGAGCTACTGGTGAAATGAATCGATGTGCAAAAGGTGAAGATATCATTTGGTACGAGATTGCACCTAATGGATCATGGCGACCACAGAAGGTGAGGGCATAAATATGGGTGAAATGGTAATCTTTGATGATGGCACAGCCACAATCTTGGGAGAACAGTTCCCAGAACCGCAAGATATTGTTATCTATTGCGATCTATGCAATGAACCTGTGGCTATTACTCCAGAGGCTAATGATGAGGTTTTCCTTACTTGCATGAAATGCCATGCAGTGAGTCATATTGCATTGAAGACCTCGAAAGAAGCAGATGCCGAGTCAGCATAGAAAACACAGAGGTTATGCGACCGAACGCATTGTCGCCATGTACTTGCAGCAATGGTGGCACGCAGCTAGTGTCGGTCGTGGTCAAGGCGAGGACATTCTCAATGTTCCGTTCGACATCGAGATTAAGGCTCGTAACTCACTTGACATTAAAGGGACACTACGCCAAATCAAGGCACGCACAGACAAGTCAGGGAAGCTTGGCTTTGCGTGTTTCAGACTTAATGGTCAAGGGGAAGCATCAGTCGGTGAGTTCGTCTGTATGTTGTCATTAGTCGATTTGGTGCAGTTATTACGCAAGGCAGGCTATACAAAGATTCCAGGTGATATTGACTGGGAGAAATCAATGGTCAGATGTTCTGACTGTGGTAATTGGAAAGTAAAGCATTGGGAGTGTAAAGCTTGTGGGAAAGAAGAAACCGATAATGCCAATATATGAATATCGTTGCCCTATTTGTAATACACAAATGGAATTAGAACTATCTATGGATCATGATTTAGTTCGATGCACAGATTGTGGTGCACAAGCTAATCGAATCTATTCAGTACCTGGCTTAGTGTTTAAGGGGAAAGGGTTTTACTCAACAGACAAATAAGAAACGAGGTCCTGACCTGCACTTATAGAAATGGATTTGACATGACCAGTACACTCAGAGGGCTAGAGCACACCAGGTGCTCAGAGCGAACCGTGAAGCGGTTAGTTCGCTCGGTAGCAATCGTTATCGGGGGAGCTTTATGCTTCTGCTTCGTATCAGCAGCAAGTGCGACAAACGCACCAATAAAATACATATCATCAAAGCAATATGCTCAAGGACAATTAACTAATCATTTGTACAAATGTGTATCTATATTGTACGGAAAAGAATCAGCCTGGAATTATAGAGCTGTAGGTAATCTCAATGGTAAGCATCATGTATATGGGATACCTCAAGGTAAGAGTGAGTGGCTTCGTACAGCTACACCCATACAACAGGTATCATGGGGCTTACGTTACATAGGCCATCGATATGGTTATGTGCATACAGTTGAAGGGATGCAACCTAATACATGTGCTGCTTTAGCACATTGGTATAAGCACTCATGGCATTAGACAAACTCAACAGTAGAAGATACAGAGCACAGCGTGAACGTGTGTTCAAGTTGCATGGTCATGTGTGTGCATACTGTGGAACAGATGAGGGTGAGATGCACATCGATCACATCATTCCTCGGAAGGCTGGTGGTACTCATGATCTAGATAATCTTCAAGTCTTATGCAAGTCATGTAACCTACGCAAAGCAGCGCGCTCAGAGTCGTTTTTTTTAGCACACACGGCTACCCCCC